TTGGACTGAGGCAGACACTATTAAATAGAAATAACTTGTTTAATAACTAGATATTCTCAAATCATCCGGTTGGACATTGGCCACCATCGACAATGATTTCAAAGAAACCTAGTTAAAACAACTACACTATATAATACACTCAGATCCCGAATGTCATTAGACGGGACTACTAATTCAAAAGACACAAATAGTATACACACTTAAACAATAATATAATAAAGCTAAGAACCCCCCGAAGGGAGAAACTTGTATCCTAAACTAATAGGGCAAACAGTTCTCCCCTTTGCCAAATGCTCGGGGGAAGGTAGAACCTGGTCTAACAGGCACACCTAGCGAAGACAGTGTCGCCAACACTCCAGTTAAAACTGGTACCATAGGGAAAAACAAATAGCACTCTAAACTTAGAAACCGTATAGAGATGGAGCTTATAAAGCAATCATCTATACTTACTAACTAGAAATGATAAAACAAACCTATAATAATCTAATATATATAATTGATGATAACGTCATCACTCGGAGTACTTTAACAACTACTCAGGTTGCCAACTAGGTCAATACCTAGTTCCCAAAAGGGAGGCTCCATTTCTGGTACGCAAAAGCTAGCCTGGTAAACAGATTGGGATTTTAGACAAAGCTCAAGGTTCCCAAACCTTTGTTCATATCAATAAGACTGGAAAGATAGTTTACAGAATATGATTGGAGTTCTTTGGCCAAGCCTTCTCCCTTCAGAGAATTCAAATAAATTTGTTCCTCATTCAGTTGAAAACTTGACATTTTCTTTTCATGATTTTCCAACCATCTAGTTCTGCATTCCTCAAATGTGACCCCATGTGAAGGCCTTGTCAGCATGTTTAGGGCTCTATCTATTCTACCTGAGAGATCATTAAAGTATTCCCTTCCATGGACATGAGCCTCATATAAGGCATTGGAGATGTTGTCCATTACAGCTTTCTCAGGATCAGTACTCTCCCTCACCCACATAACTTGTTCTTCAACACTAACAGGGTCCAGAGGGGCTTTCCAAATACTTTTGAGCACCTCATCTCTCACAAAACTCCTCTTGAGAAAAGTAACGGAAGAAATGGGCACATGTTCCTCTGATTCCTCAATGGGTCTCTTCTGATCATCTGTGTAAGTTATCCCATAGTTAGAAAGCCACTTTGCAACAGACCTCAAATTGAAGTAAGGCAGTGCATCAGTACACACAGAAACAACATTGTCATCTCCGTAAGTGGCAATAGCACAGTATTCCATAAAGCTTGAAGGGTTTGCATATATTGAAAGTGGTGAATCTTGAAGACAATCCATCCATGCCATACAAAGAAAGTAGAAGTTAACGAAGCAATTAAAGATGACCG